ACAAAAGAAAAAACACTTACGGAAAGGAAAAGACCAATGAAGAATCTCTTAAACCTGATCAAAGAAAACTACGGAAAAGTTATGCTTGGAAGCTTTGTTTTGACTGTTCTTTACTATGGATACATGTTCACCATGTCAACAAAGGCAATGCTCGGTTGCTGAAAAGAAAGCCTTTGAATCAAGCCCCTATCAAGGGGCTTTTTTTATTGGACCGATGGAATAGCAAAATAAAAGCCTTGAATTAGAAGATTGATATAAGGGAATTGCAAAGGGAGGAAGGGGCTTTGATGGATTGATAAATAGGGGAAGGAGGAAGGAGAAAGGAGGATCGAGAAAGGGGCTTGTGGAGGGAAGGGAAGGAAGAAGGGGAAATGGCAGCTTTGCCCGTCAAGGCTTCCCCTTTTTTACTTACTCAAAAACCCCTAAAAATAGGCAAAAATCGCCTTTTTACCACCATAAACCCCTATTATACAAGCCTTTATATATGCAATTCCCTTAAATAGCCTTGAAAACAAGCCTTTTTAAGCCCCTTTTCAGAAAAAGCCCCTTTATTCAAGCCCCTTAAAAAAGCCTTTTCTTTCAGAATCGCATTTAAGCCCCTTAAAATAACCCCTATCAAGCCCCTTCATTTAAGCATACCTATACATCAATCCAGAAAGAAAGCCCCTTATATGACCATATAAGAAGCCCAGAATAGGAAGGATCGATTTCAAGCCCACCAGCCCAGAAGGATTAATCATAACCTTGTTTTATTGGTATAACCATATATAACCATATCAGAAACGATATGGTTATGAATAACCCCTTACAGGGTAAGAAGATAACCATTATAACCATTATAACCATTTCTTTTTGTGTTCTGTAGATATACAGAATCATACAAAAAGACGATTCTGTAAATAACCATATATATACAAATATATACCTACTTAATTAAATGGTTATAATGGTTATAATGGTTATCTTATTATAAACAAAGGCTTTATGATTAACCATATATAACCATATCAGAACCTAATAGTTATTCCTCTTCTGGGCAATGGGTTAAAGGTTGATTTTGTTTGATTTTAAGCCTTATTTCCTCCTGAACATACCTGGAAAGCCTTATATTGACCCCTAAAAGGCTTCATTGCAAGATTGATAGTCAAGCCCCTTTAATTGCAAGATTGATCGTCAAACGTGATTTTCAGCCCATGGGGAAAAGCCTTTGAATGAAGGCTTATATCAATCTACCTTATCAATCCAGTACATACGGACCGGATGGATTGAATGGGCCTGTCCAGTCCATACGGACCGTATGAACAAAGTCGCAAATAGCGTACCAATTAACCGAATTGCAAACTGTCAATGTGGCATACGTATAAGCTATTGATATATAATAGGTTATATCTATACCCTAACAGAATCTTAAATGATGTAAGTGGTTGATATATAAAGACTTATGAAACCCTAACAAACCCCAAAAATTATAGGATATGGAAGGAGCCGATGATGGGCGTTGCCTCTCGCACTTTCCCTACACCACTTCCCTCTCTTCAAACCATTTGCGATTTTGTTTTTTTAAAAAATTTTCCAACTTCAAAAAACCATTGTCAAGTATCACCTTACAGCCGATTCTTATTCTGTTAACATATTTTCATTTGCGGAATTGTAGTTTCCAAGGTAAGGTTGTACTTGATTTAGCTCCTTCATTTGAATGGCAGTATCGGAATAGGTTTTCACAGCGATCTATTGTTGAATACTGCCATTCTTTTTTCCTTGACAAATAAGATCTTATCCTTATAGTTTTTTAACTATTATGAAAAAATCAAAAGCTGTTAAAAAAGTAGTTAAGAAATCCTCAAAGCCCAGGGGTAGACCTCCTGGAACAAAAGACAAACCTATGCCTGTAACAGGCAATCTCAATGAACCTTTCACGGCTGCTCGAAAGATGGCATTTCTTAAAGTCATTTCCATGACAGCCGATAAGCTTCTCGCAAGGACCAAGATCGGTATTCATGAATCAACTGTGAATATACATCTAAAAAAAGATCCTGGTTTCAGGCAGTTGTATGATGATGCAATGGAGAGGTTCCGAATGTCTCTTGTAGCTGAAGCGCATCGGCGTGGCATCAAGGGCTTGCGCCGTGGCTTATATTACAAGGGTAAACCTACGGAAGATAAGAAGGGGAATCCTATTTTCGAGAAGCACTATTCGGATAAGATGCTGGAGATGTTGCTGACTCGTTACGTACCTGAGTTCGGGAAGAAACAGGTTGAGGTGACAAGCAAGGTTGATTTTGATATTGAAGGCGTTGATCTCTCCAAGCTGACAACAAAGCAAAGAGACTTGTTCCGAACACTCCTCGAAGCCGCTACAACTGAGGAAGATGAGAAGGAGTAATAATGCATATTGAGAAATTCTTAGATGAGAATGCATCTCCAGGGATGTATAGTAGAAATGAATTAGGTGATCTCATTGCTACTGCCCTTGCCCAAGATCGTAAAGAGTGCAGCGACAAATCATTCGACGATATAGAAAAAGAATACCCCTTATCATGCGAAAATGGAGAAGACGCAAGGTACAACTGGCCTGATAGATGGAAAGCGGCAAGGAAATGCGGGGATGTTGTGATGCGGCTGGTGAGGTTGAAATGTAAAGCAGAAAGGTCCATTGCTAAATCATTACAGACTTGGGAATGGTGTGGAGATGGATTACATGTTTTTCGATCGGAAAAGCCTCGTACCATCCTTACTGCCATTGAAGCTGCTGAAAAGGAGTAAGAATGGAAGTAGATGACACCAAATCCTTCCCTATTCAAGCAGCTTCAAATTGGGGGAAAGGTAAAAACGATAGACCTCTAACTCAGAATCCACCCTGCACTATCCCATGGTGGTTAGCGGAAGAAGCTTATGAATACTATTCTGAGAAATTTGGAATAGATCAATCTCTTGAACGACTTGCAGAACGAGGAGGGTTCGGTAGAAAAGAACTTCTGATGCTACTTAAAAAGGACATACATTTCAAATGAAGGATAATCCACAAGACACAGCAAAAGATAAATTATCATTTGCCGCTGGTGATTACTATATAAGCCACCACATAGAGACTCGGGTTGAATTTCAAAACGCAATAGATTCCATCCTCACTGATTTCAAGAAAGAGATGATTGAATCATGTATTGAGGTTTGTAAGAAATATGAGATTTCGCCACAACATGGTAGTGTTTTAGCTGGAAGGTTATCACAACTCCTGAAAGCCGATGATGCGTGGTGTGTAGAAGATAATAAAGAGCGTAGTATGCAAATCACATTTCTCAAGAAACTCTTAAAGGCAAAGGAGTAATAAATGTCAGCAGATGCATGGAGCAAGTGTCCAAAGTGTCATATAAATAAGAAACCAGCAAAAATATCTAATTATGGGAAGGTTTCTGAAGAAGAGTACTTGAAGAAGAGTACAGTAGAGATTGAACCTGAAGAAACCTTGAGAGAAGATTATGGGATATATATGGATGAGAATGGAATACTCAATATATCTTATGAAGCTGAATGTGGTGATTGTGGTTGGACTTTTAAATTTAGTGTAGAGAAGAACGCTCTATGAGTCAACAAATCGAAAAGCTAATGAAGTTGGCCGTGAAGAACAAGGGTGCAACTCTTAGGCAACTCGATAAGCTTGACTGCGAAGCACACCTTTTAGATTTCATCAAACTCCATTGGCATGTACTTGAACCTGGAAGAAAGATGATCCAGGGGAAGGTGATTGAAGCCATATGTGAACACCTCGAAGCGATCACCTCTGGGCAAATTAGGCGATTGTTAATTAATGTTCCTCCTGGCTGCATGAAGAGTTTAACTACGAATGTGTTCTGGCCAGCTTGGGAGTGGGGTCCAAAGAATATGCCGTATAATCGGTTTATTGGGGCTTCTTATTCTGAGGCTTTGACGATTCGAGACAACCGGCGCTGCAAGAACATTCTGAATTCAAAAGGTTACATGGAGCTTTGGGGAGATAGGGTTCAGCTTGATCCTGAACAGAATGCGAAAGGGTTATTTGCGAATTTGGCAACGGGTTTTAAGCTTGCTACATCGGTAGGCGGGGCCGTGGTTGGTGAACGTGGGGATAGGTTTGTCATTGATGATCCTCATAACATCAAGGAAGCCGAATCGGATGTGATTCGGAATGAAACGCTGAGATGGCTGACTGAGATTGTACCTACTCGAATTAATGATGCCTTAAAATCTGCAATTCTGATGATCATGCAGCGAGTTCATGACCAGGATTGTTCTGGTTTGCTTATTTCGGAAAAATTAGGGTGGGATCACCTTTGTCTTCCCATGGAGTATGAACCGGATCATCCTACCCTCTCAAATACAACTCTTAATTTTGTGGATTGGCGAACTAAATTAGGTGAGCTTCTTTGGGAAGAACGGTTTCCAGGTGATTACCTTGAGAATGAATTGAAACCGTCCTTACGGGCATGGGGCGGGACATATGCTGAATCTGGGCAGCTTCAGCAACGTCCTGCTGCTCGTGGTGGGGGCATGTTCCGTAAGGACGATTTTATTATTCTCAATGAGATTCCGAAAGATGCATACAAAGGCGCAAAGATCGTAAGAGGATGGGATCTTGCGAACTCAACGGATTTCAGGGCATCCTTTACAGCCGGTGTCAAGATGATGAGAGCTACAGACGGTAGGATCTTCATTCTTGATGTGGTAAGGATCAAAGGTGAAAGCTATGATGTTTATCAACTGATACGCAAAACGACTGAAGCAGATGGCTTGAATGTGCTTCAGGACTTGCCTCAAGATCCTGGGCAAGCGGGAAAAGATCAAAAATCTCATTTGGCGAGACTCCTTGAAGGGTATACGTTTAAGATAAGCGTGGAGTCAGGGGACAAAACAAAACGGGCTGATCCCTTTGCATCTCAGGTGCAAGGTGGTAATGTATACATGAAGAAGGCAAGGTGGAATAATCCTTATAAAAATGAGGCTGCCTTATTTCCAGCTACGATCTGGAAGGATCAGATTGACGGGTCAAGTCGTGCATATGGAAGATTGATCAAGAAGAAAGGTATCAAGCTGGCAATGGGGCCGGTCTTAATAGGTGGATAAGGAATGAAGTTTAAGGAAGTATCAAAGAAGGAGTATTTAGAATTCTTATATAATTATCCAAATAAATTTGAAGTAAATGTTGCTTATATGTGTGATCCACCTATGGAAACACATAATGACTTTTCAAGTGGTCAAGGTTGGCCAGAATCAGTAATAGCAAAAAGAAAATTGAATGAGCGATACAGACCAGAAGATGGTCATGATAGATATTGGATTTTAGATTCCTCTGAAAAGGAACTTGAAATCAGGAAAGCAATAATAAAAATTATCAAAATTTGTAGTATAGATGGTAGTGAAGTAACTATCATTAGAATAATTGAACCAATAATTAAGGAACTGTTAAAATGATGACTGAAGATGCTAAGAAGCAAGCTGCAATCGATATCGTGAATGCCTGTAGGAAAGGTGACTCAGTAGAGAAGATCGCTACCAGTAAGATAATGCCCATATTGGATATCTTGCTGAGTCAGAATGAGAGTAAGCCTGAAGTAAAGTCTAAGAAGTCAAGTTAAGGCTTGGCCTTGTCTTGTTCTTTTACAATGCGGATTTGGACTAAAATAACAAGTTGAGTTGTGCAAGAATCCGTTAGTAATGCCATTACTATTTTGATGAGGTCAAGCCTCTAATTTCTTTTAAGGAGTGGTCACATGAAGAAGCAAGCTTTTCTTTCTCTGTTCCTGATCCTTTGTTTTGTATCTCCTTTTGCGTTTGCGCCTGACCTTGATGAGGTGATGCCACACTATGGACCGCCTGACTGCATGATTGCAGTCTTGCCTTCCTGCTTCGTATCTTTTGTGGTAGGTATGGATGGTGATGGTCTTGGAAGTATCATTGGCCCTGATGGAAATTGTGGATATGATGCTACCGTATCTGATCCTACCAAGAATGGATGCGAGTATGTAACCTTTAACGGTAAGGACAAGGATGGTAAGGATTTCTCAATTACTGCCCAAGTCTATATCTATGCTGGAACGACTACGGAGAATAAAGCCAAGGAAATTTCAGATGAGTTGAATGCTCAATCGGATAGTACTACGAATGATCCGGTTGTTTCTTCAGCAGCTAAAGGTAAATTCACCGTACAGCCAGCAGCAGGAGGAAAGATCACTTCAGCCGAATGGAGTAATGGTTCCGGTGAAGAGAATAATGAGCTTAATGAGCTTGTCTGTAAGGTTAGTGCAACTAAGATAAAGGGAATCTCTACCGGCTTGAACAGCATGGGAGAACCAAGCTCTATTATGATTGGGCTTGGTAAATACAAAGTTCAAACATTCATTGCGCCGAATGAAGATCATGCTTTAATTATGGAAAGATTGAAACATGGTTTGACATTTTTGGGAATTAAAGCAAAATTAGGCTTTGACTCTGAAGGTGTTTGTTGGCTGGTATGGGATAATCCATACTATAAAACAAGATTCGGATCAAATGATACCGGCATCAGTCATATGATTGTTTCTGATCACTCAGCACCCTCATTGACTGATCAGATACAGAATGTGACTGTAGGGAGATACTATATCTCCTTCTAAATAGGAGGATGATCGTTTGGGTTTGTTTAAAGCAAAAAGGAGTAAAAACGAAAAGCCGAAAGGTGTAAGCGGTACTCCGATATATGGCGGCTATATTGTATCAATTGAAAGTAGTCCTGAACTAACCGGGACTACTAAATATAAGACATTTTCAGATACTTTAGCCAATGTAGGTATTGTAGCTGCTGGTACAAGATACTTCTTGAACCTTGTTGCAAAGGCGGGATGGACTGTAGTTCCTCCTGAAGGTTCTGGTGAAGCCGGTGAGAAACTTGCGGAAACCATAGATACCATATTCAAAAGTATGGACTCCCCATGGCATAGTGTTGTGCGTCGTGCCGCCATGTATCGCTTTTACGGATTCTCAATTCAAGAATGGACAGCAAGACTTCATAAGGATGGATATACAGGTTTTGCTGATGTAGAGCCAAGACCTCAAATCACAATTGAGCAATGGTTCAGGAATAGCTATGGAAAGATTGATCAAGTCAATCAAAGGAACCCTCAAAACGGAAACATCATTGAACTACCAAGACGCAAATTAGTCTATGTGGTTGATGATTCACTTTCTGATTCTCCTGAAGGTCTTGGATTATTCAGGCATGTTGCGCTTGCAGCGAAAAGACTTCAACGATATGAACAGCTTGAAGGTTGCGGTTTTGAAACTGACTTGAGAGGTGTTCCAATCGGTAGAGCGCCTTTTGCCGCAATACAAGAGGCAGTAAATAATGACAAACTCTCAAAGGTTCAGAAAGAGGAAATACTTGCACCTATTAAAGAATTCATGACAGGTCATATTCAATCACCTTCAAATCCTCGTGGTCTTCTCCTGGACTCCATGACCTATACTACTGATGATGATGCCGAAAGACCTTCTAATGTAAAGCAATGGGATATCGATCTTTTAAAAGCCGGTTCTACCTCTCAACCTGAAGTAGCCAAGGCCATTGACCGTGAAACCAGGAACATTGCCCGAATACTTGGAGTAGAACAACTCCTCCTGGGCGAATCATCACTTGGATCATTTGCTCTTTCGAAAGACAAGTCTAACAACTTCGCATTGATCATTGATGGAACCTTAATTGAGCTTGCAACCAGTTTTGAAAAGGATTTGGTTGATCCTTTGTTCATGTTGAATGGCTGGCCAGAAGAATTGAAGCCTAAGTTGAGAACAGAGTCCATTCAGTATCGTGATATTGAACAGGTAACAAATTCCATAAGAAATTTGGCCGCTTCTGGTGCAATGCTGGCTCCTGATGATCCAGTAATTAATACAATAAGAAGGAATATGGGCCTTCCTGAAATTGATATGTCGAAGATGACTTTGGATGTTTCTTTACTTGATGATAATAAGAAAAAGGACGATGCTGGAAAAGATATAAAAGAGGAGGATTCTAAAAATGGCTGATACTCCTGTAATTGGAACCAATGTCTATCAGGATATTGCAGCAGCAGATGCTTATATGGTGAACTCAGTTCGAGGTGCTACCAAGTGGGCTGCTCTTACTGATGAAGTAAAATCGCAATGCCTGATTACTGGAGTTCGAATTCTTGATCGTCAACCTTGGCAAGGCGAACCAACTGATCAAGTGACTCCTCAAGATCTTGCATGGCCCAGAGTGAATGTCTTTGACCGAAAGGGTAATATTGTAGATTCTGCAATAGTTCCTGATGGAATCAATTTTGGAAGTATCGAACTTGCATATGATCTTTCTCAAAAGCCAAGTCTTGAAACAAGTGGTGGAGAGGGTTCGAATGTAAAGAAAGCCAAGGCTGGATCTGCTGAAGTATTGTTCTTTAAGGGAACTGGAGGGCCGAATGGAGAAGGATCTGTTCGGTTTGGTCCT